AATAATAGATGATTAATGAGTTTCCAACTATCAAAACAAGAACAAGTAAAAGAGATACTTAAGTGTGGAAAAGACCCCTCCTACTTCCTCAATAACTACGCAAGAATATCGCACCCATTACATGGACTTATTCTTTTTAACACTTTTGACTTCCAAGACGACCTCCTTAAAGATTTTAATGATTACCGCTTTAATATTATTTTAAAAGCCCGTCAGCTAGGTATCTCAACTATTACCGCAGGCTATATCGTGTGGATGATGTTATTCCACCGCGATAAGGCCATTCTTGTTATGGCAACTAAGTTTGCGACAGCAGGAAACTTGGTCAAGAAAGTCAAGAATATTATGCGTAACGTGCCTGATTGGTTAAAGATCGCCAATATTAGCGTTGATAACCGAACATCGTTTGAGCTTTCTAACGGCTCTTCTATTAAGGCAGCTTCAACGTCTGGCGATGCTGGTCGTTCAGAAGCACTGTCTCTTTTGGTATTGGACGAGGCCGCGCACATTGATGGCTTAGAAGAACTGTGGACAGGTCTGTATCCCACACTATCGACGGGTGGTCGCTGCATAGCTTTATCTACTCCAAACGGTGTTGGTAATTGGTTTCACAAAACTTGTGCTGATGCAGAAACAAGCGCGAATAATTTTAATTTAACAACTTTACCTTGGAGTGTTCATCCTGATCGAAATCAAGAATGGTATAAGAAAGAAACTAGAAACATGTCAAAGCGACAAATTGCGCAGGAGCTTGAATGTAATTTCAACACATCTGGTGAAACTGTTATTGATCCTGAGTGCATGGAGTGGATGCTATCAACAATTCGAGATCCTAAATATAGAACTGGCTTTGATAGAAACTTTTGGATTTTTGAGGAATTCGATCCAACTTGTAATTATCTTTTAGTGGCAGATGTTTCGCGTGGCGATGGTGCTGATTTTTCTACTTTTCATATTGTTAAACTTGAAACACTTGAAGTCGTTGGAGAATATCAGGGCAAGCCAACCTTAGATATGTATGCCAATATGATCAATAGTGTTGGAAGAGAATTTGGAGATTGCATGGTTGTGGTTGAGAATAATAATATAGGATATTCTGTGCTTGACAAGCTAATAGGTGAGTATCAATATCCAAATGTATACCACTCAATTAAGTCAACTCATGAATATATTGAGCAACACCAAGCTGAAATAAGAAACTCAGCTGTGCCAGGATTTACCACATCAATGAAGACGCGCCCCCTCATCGTTGCTAAATTAGAGGAGTTTATCAGAAACAAACTAATTACCATATATTCTTCTCGCACCGTGAACGAGATGAAGACTTTTATTTGGAGGAACGGTAAACCACAAGCAATGAAAGGTTACAATGATGACTTAATCATGGCGTTGGCAATAGGTTGCTGGGTTAGAGATACAGCTCTTCAAGCAAATGCACGCGATTTAAATTATCAAAAAGCTTTTGTTAATGCAATTTATACCACAAAAACAACTATGAATACACAAATTAAAGGTCAACAAGGCTATAAAAAGAATGAATTATTTGATAAAATGAGTGAAGCAGAAAGAATTTATAGACAATATCCATGGATTATAAAGTGAGAAAGTAGATGGCACCAAAAAACCCAAAACAAGGAAGAAATCCTAGAAACGATCAGTCTGGATTATTTAAGTCTCTAACGAGATTGTTTTCTGGACCGATCATTAATTATAGATCACAGTCTGGTCGAAGAATTAGAAGACAGCACCTAGACAAGTTTAGTTCTCGTTTTAAGTCTGCATCCGGTCAACAGTTTAAAAAATCATTTTACAACCCATTAGATACATTAGCAGCAAATGCAATTGGCAACCAACGTAGAGGCGAGAGATATATTGACTTCGACCAAATGGAGTACATGCCAGAGATTGCTTCTACAATGGATATATATGCAGACGAAATGACAACGTATTCTGAATTGCGGCCAATGATAAATATTAAATGCGCTAATGAAGAAATAAGAGCAGTGCTCGCAATTTTATATGATCAAATTTTAAATGTTCAATATAATCTTTTTGGCTGGGCCAGAACAATGTGCAAGTATGGTGATTTTTTCTTATATCTTGACATTGACGAAAAGTTTGGCGTTCAGTCAGTTATCTCTTTGCCTGTTCAAGAAGTTGAAAGACTTGAGGGTCTTGACTCAACAAACCCTAATTATGTTCAATATCAATGGAACTCAGCCGGCATGACTTTTGAAAATTGGCAGGTTGCACATTTTCGAATTTTAGGCAATGATAAATATTCTCCTTATGGAACTTCTATACTTGAGCCAGCACGCAGAATATGGCGCCAACTAACACTTATGGAAGATGCCATGATGGCATATCGTGTTGTTCGTTCCTCTGAAAGAAGACTTTTTAAGATTGATGTGGGTTCTATTCCTCCCGGCGAGGTTGAACAATATATGGAAAAAATTGTTACGCAATTAAAAAGACATTCAGTTATTGATTCTTCAACTGGAAAAGTAGATCTGCGATATAATCCAATGTCTATCGAGGAAGATTATTTCATTCCAGTCCGTCCAGGATCTGCTACAGATATTACTAACTTGGCTGGAGGTTCAAACACAACAGAGATTGATGATATCAAATATCTTCGCGATAAATTATTTTCAGCATTGAAGATACCTCAAGCATATCTTGCGATGGGTGAAGGAGCAGCTGAAGACAAAACAACCTTGGCTCAAAAAGACATTCGATTTGCAAGAACTATTCAAAGATTACAAAGAGTTATTGTTTCAGAATTAGAAAAAATTGGAATTATTCATCTATACACGCTTGGATTTAGAGGTGATGATTTACTAGCCTTTGATATATCGCTAAACAATCCATCTAAAATTGCAGAACTTCAAGAAATTGAACATTGGAAAAACAAA